GGCCAGCGTGTGCTGGAGAAGGCCACAGAGCAGCTGAGCAAGGGCATCAAGGATTGGAAGCGGCACGCCCGTAGCCGGCCTGGCCGACTGCACAGGGTCTACCCCTACCTCAAGCCCATGAAGGACAACGTCGTGGCCCTGGTGGTCAGCCGCGCCATCCTGGACGGCATCAGCACCGTCCGCTCAGTGACCGGCCTAGCCAATCACGTTGGCCGGCTGGTCGAGGACGAGGTCAAGGTTGGCTACCTGAAGAAGAACCACAAGCTGCTGTGGAAGCAGATGGCCCACGCCATCCGCAAGCAGCCCAGCGATCACAAGAAGCTCAAGCACATTCGTGAGAGCGCACGCTTCCATGACGTGGCCCTGCCCAAGTGGCCTGTGTCTGACCGCATTGCCGTGGGTCTGGTGCTGGTTGAGCTGTTCCGCCAGCACACGGACATCATCGAGTTCTCCAACCGCACCAACGCCATTGGCCGTGAGGTCAGCATCGTGCGGGCCACGCAGGAGTTCATGGACTGGCTCCGCAAGAGCCACGACGCCAGCGAGATCCTGCGTCCAGTCTACATGCCGATGGTCACCAAGCCCCAGGACTGGACCTCGATCTGGACTGGGGGCTACTTTGGTGAATGCATCGGTGGCTACCGTCCCCTGGTCAAGGCAACGAACCGCCAGTACCTGACCACGCTGGACAACCTGGATCTGACCAACGTGTACTCGGCTGTGAACCACGTCCAGGGCACGGCCTGGCAGGTGAACCGCAAGGTGCTTGAGGTGGTCAAGCACTGCTGGGAAAACAACCTGCCCATCGGTGAGATCCCTGACCGCAACGGACGACCGATCCCTCCCAAGCCGGTGGACATCAACACCAACAAGGAGGCACGGCGGGCCTGGCGTAAGCAGGCGGCCTTCATCCACTACGAGAACGAAGCCGACCGATCCAAGCTGTATTCGATTGCCCGCACCTTGCAGCTGGCAGAGAAGTTTGAGTCCACCCCGTTCTGGATGCCACAGGAGCTGGACTTCCGGGGACGCATCTACCCCAAGCCGATCTACCTGCACAACCAGGGATCGGACTGGCAGCGGGCCATGCTGAAGTTCTCCAACGGCAAGTCCGTGGATGCCGAGGCCAAGCGTTGGCTGGCCATCCACGGCGCCAACTGTGCCGGCATTGACAAAGTTCCATTTGCCGACAGAATCCGCTGGGTAGCGGACAACCATGACATGATCCTGCGGTGTGGCAACGACCCGCTGGCCAACATGGAGTGGGCCAAGATGGACAAGCCCTTCTCCTTCCTGGCGTTCTGCTTTGAGTGGGCGGAGTTGGCCAAAAACCCTAGCCATATCTGTGCCCTGCCTTGCCACCTGGACGGCAGCAACAACGGTCTCCAACTGTTCTCGCTGATGATGCGGGACATCGTTGGCGCCTCGGCCACCAACTGCCTGCCCAGCGCACAGCCCAACGACATCTACGAGATCGTGGCCATGCGCACGGTGCAGAAGCTGCTGGCCATCAACGACCCCGTGGCCCAGGCTTGGCTGGACTTTGGCATCGACCGCAAGACGACCAAGAGAGTGGTCATGTGCCTGCCCTATGGCCTTTCGAAGTACTCGGCCCGGACCTATGTGCGGGAGTGGTACACCGACAAGGCCCGCAAGACCGGTAGGCTGCCGTTTACCGGCGATGCCTACAACCAGGTCCGCATCCTGACGGACCTGATCTGGGAGTCCATCAGCGAGACGGTGAGCTCGGCCACGTCCTGCATGGACTGGCTGCGAAAGGTGTCTGACCTGCACGTCGAGGCCAACATCCCGGTTCGCTGGACTGCGCCGTCCGGTTTGCTGATTGAGCAGGGCTACCGCAAGCTCAGTCGCGTCACGGTCAAGACCAGCATCGGTCGCGTCATCCGCCAGCACGTCATCGTCGTGGACCAGGAGGACCTGTCGAAGGTCCGCAACCGCAACGGCATCAGCCCCAACATCATCCACAGCCTGGACGCTGCGCTACTCATGCGATGCGTGAATATGCTCAAGTGGCAGGGGGTCGATTCGATGTCCTGCATCCACGACAGCATCGGCGTGGTGCCGGCAGACGTGGGCAAGCTGAGCCTGGCCATCCGCAAGTGTGCAGTCGAGATGTTCTCGGAACCGATCCTGGAGCAGCTACACGCCGAGATGAAATCTTACTTTCCTGCGGGAATAGAGCTCCCACCACCACCGCAGGTTGGTACAATGGACCTAGCTCAGCTGTTGGATGCTGAGTACTTCTTTGCCTGAAACGATCCAAGTCTGGATCAGAGAGAACACCCACCATGAAGAATCAGAACATCACCACCCCCAAGGGAACCGCTATCTTTCCCAAGCTGAATGAGCCGGATCGCCGGTTCAAGGCTGAAGGCGAGTACAAGGTCACGCTGCGTCTGCCCGACGCCGAGGCCAAGCCGATGATCGAGAAGATCAACGCCATCCGCAAGGAGGCGTACAACGAGGAGTGCAAGAAGAACGGCAACAAGAAGCTCAAGCTTGCCGCCGTTCCTTGGGCGCCGGCTACGAACTGGGACAAGGAGACCGAGAGCAAGGTGGACTTGCCCGGCTTCACTGACTTCAAGTTCACGCTCAAGGCCCAGGTCACGACCAAGGCAGGCAAGAGCTGGGAGCAGCGCCCGGCCCTGTTCGATGCCAAGCTGAACCCGATCCCCGAAGACTCGGATCCCATCGGTGGCGGCTCGGTCATCCGCGTGAATGCCGAGGTCTATCCTTGGTACACCGCATCGCTCGGCTTTGGCATCAGCCTGCGCTGCCGCGGTGTGCAGGTCATCGAACTCAAGACGTATGGCGGAAGCAAGGACGCTTCTTCCTTCGGCTTCTCTGCGGAAGACGGCTTTGCCGCTGCCGCGTCGTCAGGATCGGATGCCTTCAAGGATGAGGGCAACACGGACACGGACTCGTCCGCCGACTTCTGATGTCTAATCCCTTCCCGAGCATTGAGGTCTTGATTGACCCGATGCCTTGTCCCCGACCGAGGGTGGGTCGGTTCGGGGCCTACTACCCGAGCAAGTACACCAAGTGGCGTAAAGCGTTTCACTTGGAACTTGCTCGGGTAGCGGGGGGAGTGGAGCCCACCTCACGCCCAATCTGGGTTGATGTCTGCTGTGTTGTGCAGAAGCCCAAGAGCACCAAGCTGGCTTACCCAAAGCCAGACCTCGACAACTACCTGAAGGCAGTCCTCGATGCTTGCAACGGCAAGCTTTGGAAGGATGACAGTCAGATCGTTCTCATGTATGGTTGTAAGCTTTGGACCCCCACCCCCAAATGCCAACCCAAGATTCTAATAGCCGGTTTCTACGACACGCCCCGTGTGCGGCGTGCGGATCCAAGAACAACCTAGCCGTCTACGACGACGGTCACGGTTACTGCTTCGGCTGCGGACACTATGAGCCCGCAGGCGATGCTGCTCCTTTGCAGAGACAAACAATGCCTACCTCACTGATCGACATCGAATACCAGCCCCTCACCAAGCGCGGCATCAACGAAGACACCTGCCGCGTGTTCCGCTACGGCACCGCCCAGTACAAGGACAAGCCCGTCCAGGTTGCCACCTACTGTGACGACGCCGGTACGCCCGTGGCTCAGAAGGTCCGCTTCCCCAACAAGGACTTCATGATCGTTGGGGACGCCAAGAAGATGGGCCTGTATGGCCGCCACCTCTGGCGTGACGGAGGCAAGATGGTCACCGTCGTGGAGGGGGAGATTGATGCCCTATCACTGAGCCAGGTGCAGGGGAACAAGTGGCCTGTGGTCAGCGTGCCCAACGGCGCACACAACGCGGCCAAGTCATTCCGCGAAAGCCTTGAGTGGCTGGAGCGGTTTGAGACCGTCGTCATCATGTTCGACAACGACGAGCCGGGGCAAAAGGCGGCCAAGGAATGCGCCATGGTCCTGAGCCCAGGCAAGGCGAAGATCGCCACGCTCCCGCTCAAGGACGCCAACGAGATGCTGGTGGCCGGCAGGACCAAGGACCTGATTGATGCCATGTGGAACGCCCGCATGTTCCGCCCTGACGGCATCGTGCCCGGCACCGAGCTGTGGGACGCCATCGTCAACGAGCCGGCAGTCCAGTGCATCCCTTATCCGTGGGCCGGCATGAACACCATGACCCTTGGGCTGCGCCAGCGTGAGCTGGTGGTTCTCTGCTCAGGCACAGGCATCGGCAAGAGCTCGGTCTGCCGCGAGGTGGCCAGCTGGCTGATCGGACAGGGCGAGACCATCGGCTACATCGCCCTTGAGGAAAGCGTGCGCCGCACTGCGCTTGGTCTGATGGGGATCCAGATCAACAAGCCCATCCACATCACGATGGAGGGCGTGTCCCAGGATGACCTAAAGGCTGCCTTTGACCAGAGCGTGGGCAGTGGCCGGGTCTATCTGTACGACCACTTTGGGTCCATCGACAGCGACAACCTGTTGTCCCGCATCCGGTACATGGTGCGTGGCCTAGGCTGCCGCTGGATTGTCCTAGACCACCTGAGCATTGTGGTGTCCGGCATCAGCTCCAGCGACGGCGGGGACGAGCGCCGCTTGATCGACAACACCATGACAGCCCTGCGTTCTCTGGTCGAGGAGCTGGGGTGCGGCATGATCTTGGTGAGCCACCTCAAGCGACCTGAGGGACGTGGCCACGAGGAGGGGGCCCAGACCAGCCTGGCGCACCTGCGTGGGTCTGCCGCCATCGCCCAGCTGTCCGACCTGGTGATCGGGCTGGAGCGCAACCAGCAGGACAAGGAAACTCGGGACGTTACTCAAGTCCGCATCCTCAAGAACCGATTCACCGGGGAGACCGGACTTGCGGTCGCCTTGCACTATGACCGCGGAACTGGTAGGCTCAGCGAGACAACGATCCCAGAGGCGGGGTCGGATGAGAGTGACTTCTGAAAACCACCACCATGCAGACCATTTACTTCGACATCGAATGCAACGGGTTCTACGAAGACGTGACTAAGGTCGTGTGCATTGGCATCCACGACAGCGCCAAGAATGAAACCACGGTCTACTACCGCAACTACGAGATCAACATCGCCCTTGAGTTGATCCGCCTTGCTGACCGTGTCGTGGGGCACAACATCGTCGGGTTCGACCTTCCCGTCCTGAAGAAGCTGTTCCCTGACTGGACGGGCCCCCAAGGCCAGGTGCAGGACACTCTCGTCCTGAGCCGCCTGCTGTGGCCAGACATCAAGGAAGAGGACTTCAAGAAGCCAGGCTTCAACAAGGCCCTGATCGGCAGCCACGCGCTCAAGGCGTGGGGCCACCGTCTTGGCATGGACAAGGACCTGTACCTTGAAGAGAACGTGCCTGACTTCAAGACCATGGTGTACACGCCACAGCTGGCCGAGTACTGCGCCAAGGATGTCGCCATCACCATGGCCCTGTATGCCAAGGAGCAGGCCTGCATCGACACCAGGGCGCTGCATGGCACGGAGTGCCTGAAGCTTGAGCACGACTTTGCCGAAGTGATTGCAGAGCAGGTCCGTAACGGGTTTGCCTTCGACATGAAGAAGGCGTCGGAGCTGTACGCAACGCTGGCCCAGGTGCGGGACGCTGGGCACCGTGAGCTGGTGGACATGGTGCCGCCCACCGAGGTCAAGCTCAAGACCAAGACGAAGTACATCCCCTTCAACCCAGGCTCACGCCAGCAGATCGCTGCCGCCCTTATGAGCATGGGCTGGAAGCCCGAGGACTACACGCCCACTGGTGAGCCCAAGGTTGATGAAGGCGTACTGTCCACCCTCCAGTACCCGATTGCCAAGAAGCTATCCGAGTACCTCATGGTGCAGAAGCGGATCGGCATGCTGGCCGAGGGCGACGAGGCATGGATGAAGGTCGTCAAGCCCAATGGCCGCATTCACGGAGGAGTGAACCACAACGGGGCGGTCACTGGCAGGTGCACCCACCGCAGCCCCAACCTGGCCCAGGTCACCGGCGTGGGCTCCCCGTGGGGCAAGGAGTGCCGGGAGCTGTTCGTGGCCCCCGCCGGCAAGGTGCTGGTCGGTGTGGACGCCCAGGGCCTGGAGCTCCGCTGCCTCGCCCACTACCTCGCCCGCTGGGACGAGGGGGCCTACGGCAAAGAGCTGCTTGAGGGCGACATCCACACGGCCAACCAGCAGGCAGCCGGCCTGCCTAGCCGAGCTGACGCCAAGAAGTTCATCTATGCATGGCTCTACGGTGCCGGCCCGGCCAAGATCGGGAGCATCGTGGGGGGCGGGGCCAAGGAAGGCCGCGAACTCAACAAGCGGTTCCTGGCCAAGTTCCCTGCCATCAGCAAGCTCAAGGCCGCCATCGACACGGCGGTAGACAAGCGTGGCTACCTGACCGGGCTGGACGGCAGGCACCTGCCCATCCGGTCCAAGCACTCGGCCCTGAACACCCTGCTCCAGTCCTGCGGCGCCATCCTGATGAAGAACGCCACGGTCCTGATGCACCGGTACATCCAGCAGAAGAAGATCCCAGGCGTCCTCCAAGTCGCCCACATCCACGACGAAGTGCAGCTGGAGGTTCCCGAGAAGTACTCCGAGGACGTGGCCGCCATTGCCAAGCGTGCCATCTCTGACTCGGGCCTGACGTTTGCCTTCCGCATCCGGCTGGATGGCAGCGCCAACATCGGAAAGAACTGGGCGGAGACCCACTGATGAAGCGGATCGAAGTAGCCTACATTGCTGGCCTGTTTGACGGAGAGGGATGCATCAGGTGGGCGGAGTCCGCCAGGATCAGTATCACATCTTGTTGGCCTCACCACCTTTACTGGATCAAGCGCATGTTCGGATGCGGGCATATCCGCGTTGTTCACTCGGGCGACGACAAGCGCAAGACTGCCTACCGTTGGGAAGTGTCTGGAAAAGGGGCCGTTGTTTTTCTGGAGATTGTGCGACCGTATCTCCGAGAAAAGGCACACCAAGCCGACCTGCTGATTACACTGGTTAGATACCCCCCATCAGCCGCAATACGGAAGCGGATGATCGGGGAACTCAAGTCTCACAAAAGGATTGATTATGGATCCGCGTGACCCATCCCACCCGTTGAACTCTTACACGACTGACGAGCTGCTCAAGGTCGTGGGCTCCCGCTACGAGAGCCTGGTGTTCATTGCCACCCAGCCCAAGACCAAGTCCGCGCAGGACATGACGTTCCTGAGCGTTGGTCACTACCACTCATGCCTCGGCTTGGTTGAGATCGCCAAGATGATGCTGACTGCCGGTGGACCTGAAGATGAATGACGTTACACAGACGTTGTTCTTGATCTGCGTTTACCTTTTTGGCGTTCTTACAGGTGAACTGATCTGTCTTGCTGCACTTTTTCTTGAGGACAAACTGAAATGACCGACCGCACTGTTCAAGCTCTTCTTGACAGCCTTCACCGATACGAGCGCCTGGCTCTTTCTCTCAATGAAGAGAACAAGAAACTGTTGGCAATGAGTGCTGACATCATTGCCATGGCTAATGAAGCTGTCTTCCAGCGAAATGAGTGGAAGACCGAGGCCGGCAAACTCAAGGCTGAGCGCGACGAGGCGAGGAGGTGGATCTGCGAACAGAAAGCAAGTTG